GGTGGGGTGATTCTTAAACCCTGACTGATGACCATAAGCTTTTGCACGTTCTATTTCATCATCAATCCCAATGATGATTGTTGAACCATCTTCATCAAGCAGGTCAATTGCACGCAACATATCACCAGTCAAAGTCATGTTCACCTTTGACCCCTTTGATGCTGCTTGGAATGGCAAACTTTTTTTGTAGTTTGTTGAATACTTGGTGTCATTCAGGTCAACACCACCAATTCCTTTTCCAGCTTCCACACGTGCAACCATGTAATCAATAAGACCCTGTGCAATTTCACGCACCAGTTCTGCATCTTCAGAAATGTCACCATCAATGAAATCATTCAAATCAATTTCCTGTTGAAATTCATCTTGCTTGATTGTCAGTTTATTCTTCAATGGTCACCCCTTATTGAACTGGTTTTGCACCTTCAGTTGGAATGAAACCAGCACCAGCAGTTGCAATGAGTTCACCTGCTTTGTCTTCTTCAATTCCAAACGCAAGTGCAACCAACTTCACAGCAGATTCACGTGGAATTAAACCAAGTGAAACGTTTGCAACAACATCAGCAATTGATTTCATTTGTGCACCATTCAAGTTTGAAGACACACCACCACCAGTTTCAAGATTTATCTGTTCAAACTTTGCAATTGCTTGTTCTTCATCAAGGTTCTGATCAATTGCAATTGCATCAACTTTTGTAATCAATCCCATTTCAAGACGTGTCTGAATGTTTGAAAGCTTTTCACTTTCTGACATCACGCTTTGTGGTTTCTGATATTCAACATCAATGTAAGCATCAGGTGAAATTGGTGCGCATTTGTATTCAGGCAACACAGAACTTCCACCGTATGTGTTGATGTATGCCACAACAATCTTGAACGCTTTCATTTCAGCATCTTCAAACACACACATGTCTTGTTCAGTTGCTGTGAACTGTTCAATCTGTGAAAGCAAACGGTCAATACCTGATGAAAACTTTTCAGAATCATTCTTTGTGTTCACTGTCTTTGGGTCAACACCACGTGAAGTCAGGAATGCTGACAGCAAAGATTCAAGAACAGCAAGTGAACCAGCAAGATCAGGGTTTGCGTTTGCATAACCAAATTCAGTGTCAACAGGGTTGTTGGGGTCAACTGGTAACCTTAAAACAAAGTGTGTTCCAATCTGAATTTCTTGCGGTATTAAATTCATTGGTGCTTTCAGATAAGCTTGACCAAACCCTTGCATTCTGGACACTGCAAGAACATCAGTCAGACCAGCACAGAATTGAATTGTGAAGTCTGTCAAAGCTGAACCAGTGCGCACCCAATATTCACCATCTTTTGAATTGAACACGTCAACAAATGGAACAACGCCATTCAATGGGTTTTCAACCTGATCAGGTGGTGAAACAATGTTTCCATCTTCATCAATGATGAAATTGAACATAGGTGACCACACAGCACTTCTTTTGAGTGATGCTTTGTAGTCATCTTCATCAGCAATCATTGCATTTAAATTGTCACCAGTGCTTGAAACAGGGACATTTAAAAGCGTTCTGTCAAACCCGTTTAGGATAAAAACCTCAGGGTCTTCTGAATCCTCAGAAGACGGAACGACATCAAGCTGGTGTGACAGCAACGCCATTGCTTTCAGCTTCCCTTTGCGCGGTATGATGTAAAGGTGCGCTTGATCTTGAAGTTTGAAGTTCTCATTCAGTTTCTGCATTACTGAATCAATCTTCATGTCTTCATAAACCTGTTGAACAACTGCAATCTGTTCATCACTCATGTTGTAATATTTGCGTTCAGGTTCTTTGGTGTAAAGTGACGCTTCTTTTTTGATGATGCGTCTTGCAAGGTTCACACTGGAAACAATCGGTGTGTTTTGAATTGTCTGCTTTGAATAGAACCCTTCAAGATAAGCTTTCACGCTTTCATAAATTCTGTCTTTGAAGATTTCATTTTGTGAAAAAGAAACATTCTTGCGTTGCTTGTTCTCATCACCTTTTGTTTCTTCAATGATTTGTTTTCTGACATTTGGATTCAATAAATTTAACATGTTTCTACCTCTTATAACTTCCAACCATCACATGACCTGTGCTGTTGTGTTGATAAACTAAAGCGTAACCAATTGCAGTGGTGATGTGCTGTGAATACGTTTCATTTTCAATGTATTGACCACCTTTCACCAATGCTGTCAGTCTCATTCCATCATTTCCAGTTTTGCAATTTTTGTAAATGAAGAATCTTCTTTGACCCAATTCATTCAAACAGTAAGCATTCACAAGGTTGTGACGTTTTCTGACTGGTGGGTTTTCCCTTGGAACTTGCATTTCAAAGTTTGCACCAGCGTTTGCGAGTGTCTTTTTTATGATGTCATAATCTGAAACAATTGAACGTGAATCACGTGCTTGACCTGAAGCATCACCATGCACAATGACCTTGCAACCATGTGTCAAAATCCCTTTGTCAATCCACTCATCAATTGCTGCTTGTGTCCTTGCACCTTGAATGACCACTTCATCAAACCAGTGAAACACACCATTGATGAATTGACCTGCAATTGAAGACATTGGTTTTCCATGTCCAATGTTGAAGTCAAATGAAAGAAGAATTGGTTTTGTTTTGTCGATGACATAATCAACATTCAGAAAGTTGTGCTCATAATCATAAGCATAATAGATTCTTTCTGTGTCCAGTTCCAACCATTCACCATACAGAAACCTTTGACATTCACGCTGGGACATGTCCCTTTTCAATTGTTCAATATATATTGGGTCAAGAAAAGGGTTGTCAGATGTCACAGACTTGAACACACGCTTTGTTTCGCGTGTTTCTTCAAACCAATATTTGTGAACCCAATGTGTTGGTGAATCAGGGTTTGTTGCAGCAATCAGAATGTTTTCTTTTACTGTTGGAATACGGCGCAAACGTGCTTTGAATGTGTCGAATGCTTGCTTGTCTTCATCATTGTTCTCTGTGAGTTCTTCAAAGATCAGCATTGAAAGCTTCAGTGATCTTCCCTTTTTGTACTTCTTATCAGACCATGAACGTGACATGATTTCAGACCCATTGAACCATGTGATTTTTGCGCTGGTGTGGTTGATTGTGTAGTGTTTTCCTTCAGTGAAATCTTCTGAAATGTGTTCAAGAATTTCCTTAAAGATGGTGTCTTTCAAATCAGGCATTGCTTTTCTGCACAGACAAACCCTTGCACCTTTGTTTTCCAAGCAGTGTCTCACTGCAATGTGCGCCATCAGAATTGATTTTGCTGAACCGTATGAACCAGACAGCAGAATTTCTGGTGTCCCTGTGCTGTAGTCCCAATCATCCAAGAAATCAATCACATCTGACTGGTATGGAATGACCCTTGGTGAAAAATCTGCAAAGTTTGGTTTGCTGTAAAGATCACCAGTGTCAAACGCCATTATTCACCCTTTGGTTTCTTCTTGCGTTCATAGTTCATGGTGATGTTCAAAGGTGCATCTTTATCACCAGCAACTTCAACCCTGTCACGCCATTCTTTTGGAAACCTGTTCTTCATGTTGAAGATGTACACAGTTGAATTCAATGAACGTGAAGATGATTGTGAAGAACCTGCACCACCACCAAATGATTCTGAACTTGAATCTGATTTGTTGATGATGTGTTGAATGCCAAGCTTTTCCCAAAACGTTCTGTTCTTTTCAAACCCAATCTTTTTGGCGTAGGAAAAACTAGGGTTTGCACGTTCCCATTCATACAGTGTGTCAATACACACAGAACATTCACCTGCAAAAGATTGATAAGATAAACCAGAAGCCATGTGATCAATAAGCAACGCGTCAAATTCTGGTTTGTACTTTGTCGGTCTGCCCTGTTTTAATTCATCCATTTTGTTTCCTTCCACTGGTTGGACACATGAACCCACTGGGTTCTTTGATTCAATATCACTTTAATTTATTAAACATTCAATTGTTTATTAAGTTTAAGTCATGACACAACATGCAATGATTTTATTCCTTTTAAAATCTTTGATTCATCATCACCATTAAATGAAAGCATGGGGGTGTTTGATGTATTCAGAACAACAGCATTACATTTTATGTAAATTGAAAGAACTTGCAATTGAATTGAACCGCGTTCCAATGAAGCATGAACTGCAAGCATTGCTTCCAAGGGTGAATCTGGACGTTCTGTTCAAGACCTATGACAATGCACTTGCAGCAGCAGGTTTGCTTCAAAACAACCAACCTGAAGCAAATGGTAAGCAACCACGCTTTAAATACAAAAAGTCATTGCTTGAATCATTCAACCTTTCTGAAGTGGAACTTGAAGACCTGTTTGAAAAAGCAGGAAACCCCAATGTGTACCGCTTGATTGTGCAACCAGACACACACGTTGAATACATGGACACCAAAGCAG